ATCTTTCTGCAATATACCTACTCATAGTTTCTGCATGCCTCGCTTCGTCAGCAGCCTGCTGTGCTGCAAATAATTTTGCTTGGTATGTTGGTGCACATGAAACAAGTTGGCCACAACATATAGCTCCCATTTGTTCTCCATGTAAGATAGATGATAATTGCCACAGGTTTTTATGCTTCTGAAATTCTCTCTTATCATCATCAGAAAGCTCTCTATATGGCCTATAATTAAACCAAAAAGGATCGTCTCCCTCAGGCCATTGTCCTAATACTTTAATATCTCCTGGGTGTTCTAAATCCCATTCAATATCCTTAGTAGGATTCCAGGCTCTCTCTTTACCCAACTCATATATTTTTCTAATACGAGTGTCCTCATTTTTATAATCCCAATTATAATAAGAGTCCAAAGGTGTAGAAAAAGACTCTGCTAAGTCTGAATCATTCTGAGATGGAAACTCCTGAAAGCTATCAGGAGTCGTTATTTGAGTGATTTTCATATCAATATTTATACATCTAATCGTCTAAGTAGTGCTTCACTGCATGGATATCATGTTCGTTTAGTGCAATAATAGCGTAATGTAAAACCTTCATTAGATCACGTCTGTGGTCTTCATGGTTACCTTTTTTTCCATATCGTTGTGCATACTTTAGAATATTACCTATGGCAAATCCAATTCCGTGTCCACAATCACTAATGAATTCTGTTGATTGAAATTTGTTCTTTGAGTAGTGTCCATTATAAGTTTCATCGATATAAGATTGGAGCTCCCTAATGAGAGCTCCTTCGTTGAACTTATAAGGTACAGTATCAGCTGCTTTCTTACTCGGCATCTTCATGTATCTCCTGTTCTGCTTCTGTTTCCATCTGTTGTTCTAGTTCAACAGTTGGATCAACCTTAGTGTAAAGGTCTATGAATGCCTGTTTGGTATCATCATCAAACCTGTTAACACAAAGTTGAACTGCTTTTTGTTTGTCTCCAAACACTGCAAACGCATTAACAATATGTTCCAACCTTCTAGTTGAAATCAACTCGTCAATTGCACCGTCGTAATAAGTTCTTCTTATTACATCACTCCAAGTTACCAAGTGAGTTGCAAACTCATCGTCTTCGATGTTAGCCTTAGCCATTTTCTTAACAACGATCTTTTTCTCGGTAGCCATTGTAGGGTACTCCTGCTCCACGGTAATGGCAAACCTTTCTAGGAATGCCTCGTCGAGTATGTTGGCGCTTATGAACTTGCCATCATCTGAACCTCGACCTTTTGTGTTGGCTGTTGCAACAATGTTAAAGCCGGGAGCAGGAGTAACGGTCTCGCCTGTCTTCTTGTTGAAGTAAGGTTTCCCCTCAAGGATGGCTTGTAAGCACATCAACTTGTTTGAACCCCTATCTATTTCATCAAGAACTAAGACTGCCCCTCGCTTCATCGCGGTGAGGACGGGGCCTTCTCTGTAGACGACGTTACCGTCAACTAATGTATTGCCACCGATTAAATCGTCCTCATCAGTTTCAATACTTATATTTACTCTTAATGCCTCTCTTTTAAGATTAGCACATACTTGTTCAACCATTGTAGTCTTACCATTACCTGATAATCCACTAATGAATATTGGGTAAAACATATTACCTTGTAATACGGATTTTAGGTCTTTGTAGAAACCAAATGGAACAAAAGTTTCGTCCTTACTTGGGATCAAGTCTTGAACATCAACTCTTAATTTGGCTTGAACAACCTCTACTGGTTGAGTTTCAACCACTGCAAGTGGAACCCTAGCTTCTGGAGCTGCTACTGGAGCAACTGGTTTTGCTATTGTTTGACCACTGAACATGGTTGTAAGATTGTAGATGCCTCTGTCTACTTTATAGTCTGGTTTGTTTACCAACCAAGCTGGGAAACCAAGTCCTATTTCAGTAGAAGCTGCTATAATCTGCTTTCTTGTAAAAACACCTGTGCCATTGTCTTTGGACTCCAGGTTACTAATTAAGTTTTCTCTATCTTTTGCTTTCATATTATAATGTCCTCACATTTATTATTTAATATACCGTTATTATGCACTCTGGTGAACCAAGAGTCAAGCATTTTTTCTAAATCTTTTGAAATAATCACGCTACTAACTCTATGATTTGATTAAGGAAAACTCTTTGTGTTGATTTTCCTTTACTAAATTGTCTAAATCCACGGAGCAAATCGCCTTTTTTGTTGGATTTTACCACCAAATCAGTGTCTTTTATCTCTAATTCTCCCTTACCTTTAATAAGGAACCTAGCACTATATCCAAAGTCGTCTTCAACTCTAGAAAACTTCTGTGCAAGTACCTGCTTCCATTCACTATCTGCATAACCTTCATGGTTCTTTTTGTTAACAAAGTTATTCTTGCTTTGCTCTCTTTCAAAACTATATCTAGAATTATCATCTAGTAAATGGAAGTTGATTAGAGTTGAACCAGTTACTTTCTTATAATATTCCAAAAGTAAAAGCATATTTTCTTGTCTATCATTTCTATAATAGTCGCTTGTATTAGATGGAATTGCGTAAGTTGCTGTTCCGTCTTTGATTACAAATTTGGAATCATATCTACGGTAGCCTCTCTCTGCTTCCTCTTGACTTGCAACCCAAGTAAGATCATCTGTTGGATCACCATCTGTTAAAACTATTGTAGTCAATTTTTCTACATTGTAATTCTTTTGGAACCTTTTTGCTAACTCAGGAGCTAATGTCAATGCTGATACAAGTGGTGTACCACCTAGTCTAAAGTACCTGTTTTCAATTCTAGCATATACACCATCAGATAAATCGTTGTAGTATCTCTGCTTTTCAAAACCTCTTTTCATCAACTGTAGGTATGCCATTGTGTCATTCCATTGAACATTATTACACTTAGAGCTAAGTAGGTGTGCAAAGCTAAAGTTACCTCTACCACCCTCTGCTGTAAGTTCATGTACCAATTGTTCTTTGGTTGTTTCTTTTATTTGGCCACAGTCACTAAAACCATAAACATCAAAAGGAATATTAACTCTTCTGCAGAACATTGCCATCGTTTCCATTTGTTCTATTGTGCCTTTCATTTGTCTGTACATGCTACCTGACATGTCTACAAACATTAGGACACCATGGTTCTTACCTTGTGGTAAGATTTGAGTCTGATGAAACATATCTTCAGTTAGTTTGTATGCCCAAAGTTTATCCTCATTCAACTTACCTGTTTTAGAAATTTTAGATTTCTTAAATGCTACAGCTGCTTTTTTAAGTTCAAAAGTTTGAGCCATTGAATTAATTATAGACCTTTGCTTAGGTTCAAACTCTTTCCAAAGTTTATATCCATAGCCTTTAACATCTGTAATTTGCTCATCGTCCCAAGTATCATTTAAGGTATATTTAGTAAGTTCAACACATTCTTCCCAATTATATACTTCCTCCATTGGAACTACATAATCTGCTACTTCACCTTGGAATGGTTTAACATGAATCAACTCTTTAGAGTCTTGATCAACTAAATCTTTCTCATTTTTTCTAAACTGTGAATCTGTAATTGAATGACCGTCGTTATCTAGATACTCTTGAAGTTCATCTAACTTTTCTTTTTCTTTCATTTGATCTACAATGTCTTTAGCATCTGCTTTTTCTTCTTTGTGGATCTCTTCTTCTTTTTCTTCGATCTTACGTCTTTCTTCATAGTTCATTCCGTCATATCGAGATTTAGATCTGTGTTCGTCGTTGCCTTCTTCATCAGTAAAGTCTGGTCTCTCATCACCTTCATCGTAGGCTTCATTCATTATCTTCTCCCTACGCTGTTCTTCTTTTTCAAACTCTTCAAGTTTTTCTGATTTTTGTTGTTCAAGATCTTCTTTGGCTTCGTCTCTTGCGTCTTGCCTTTCTTTTAACTGTTCTCTTCCTTCTTCAGTAAAAGGATGTGGCATGTTTTTTTCAATGAAATCTGAGAGGTCTTCTTGTCTTTCCTGCTGTTCCTGTTGATGATTTGTATAAAGTTCATCAGCAAGTGCCATAACCTCTTCGAAGGTTTTAACATTACCAATTCTTTTTACTAAATCTTTTTCGTGGTCTGCAAAAGTAACACCAAGTAGATGACCTACTTTATAATGTAAGTTCACTCTATCAATAAGTGGTAGTTGGGCAACGTCTAATTTACCAATACCAAAAAAGTCTTTGTCAAATAGTTCTTTGTAACCTTTATGGAAGGACTTAACTAAACCAGGGTATCTTGCTTTAACTGCTTTCTCAATACGAACATCTTCAACAACATTAAGGAATGCTTTTTTGTTCATGTCGTCAACTACAAAATCATGCCACCCTTCTTCAGGAGTTTCATGTGCGTGTCCTACTTCATGTCCAATAAACAGATCATATAAGTCTTTAGACATCTC